GTAATGTCTTGTTTATCAAGCGTTACCGCTGGTTTTGGGGTCATGGTTCCGTCTGTTGATTTGTTGTCAACCTCAACGCGGTCAACCCATCCAAAGTTTTTAAGCGCAAAAATAGAACCTGTCGGGCTAGAATTTATATTAAGCCTTTTTTCGTATTCCATCTCTATTAATAGCCGCGCCCTCTTTACCGAGTCGCTAAATTCTGGGAATTTTTGATAGTCATAAAAAGAATCTTTACTAGATAAACCCAATGCTAACACTAATCCAGTTAGTAAAATCGGTTCTTTAGCCTCACGGCACATATCAAGATAGCCATTTACCAATGAGTCAAACTTTTCAGGTGACTCTATGATTCTAGGCCTACCCACTGGATTAGTCATACCCATCCCCATTACTTATGAAATCAATCTTACATTGTGAATCACAATAAACAAACTCTGTTAATTGTCCGCAATGTTTGCACGGTCTTAGTGCGTGTTTTTGTCTTATGACTGGCTTAATATTATCTAAGCCATCCGTTGTTAAATCTTCTTCAAAATCTTCAAGCAAGCGTGCTACCAATGAAAGTCTTGCCGCGTCTTGCATAGTTTTCTTGCCTTCTTAACTTATTTTGTGCAACATGCTGCTCGTGTAACGTTTCAAAATTAAATACTCTAGCCCCTGCAATGATACCATTATTATCTTCACGCTGAGGCCTATGTCTTGGTGCTTTCGGCACCGCTGGATTAACAACCTTGCCAAACAGTTTAACAAATTCATCATCTGTTAAACTTTCAACCGTTGCATGATATAAATTCGGTTGAGTTTTTGAGCCTACGCGTTTAAACAATTGTTTAGACACAAACTTCTCATCTAGTAACTTTTTAACTATCTTACGCACCGTACCTTGTCGCAAGTGCGAAAAACTTTCTAATACGTTTGCAATTGTCACGTTTTCGTTATTATACATCAAAGCCAATAGATTATTGACATTCTCGATTGTTGTTATTGTTTTTGTTAAGTGCATTATTTATCTCCAGCCTTCAAACGAATACCACTATCGACATGGTGCATATCTACCCACTTCTTTATGTCATCTTTATTATCGTTTGACCACTGGTATTTATTCTCAATAAACAAAGAGTATCTCAAACTTTCTTTATATCCAATTGTTTTGATAACAAACTCACGACCGCCAATTATAGCCATCTGTGAATATTGGTTTAGTTTTAGCCATTCTGTCATGCTAGATGCCCGTCAGCTGCATCTAAAGCTTGAACTAGCGCCAAACGTTTCAAGACATACTCAACTATCACATTAACATCAATGTCGCCCCAAACGGTGCGAAATGGCATTGCGTTAAGATAGTTCAATAACATCTCGTTCTCTGTTGGTTTAACATCCCAATCGCTCGGTATCATTTTACCAATGTTGTCGATGTAGAGTATCTCGTCATTTGTCGTGTACATTTTATGTCACCTTGATTAGTGTTGTGTTGATATACTTATATTACACCAATACATCCAATAGTGCTATAAAAATATTAACCCATAACGCATAAAACAGCATTCAAAAAAAATGGGCGAAGTCCCACACTTAATAGTATAACATATATATATATTTAAATTTATATATATATAAATAAAGAATAAAAAAAGAGAGCTTTCGCTCTCTTAAAAACTTCAATTTTAAAATCAAAAATGAATAATGAATAAATGAATAATGGCTAAATTACAGACAACATCGCTTTTTTTCACTTTTTTTTGCACTTTGTGCGTAAATCTATTATTCATTATTCATTTTGTTTTTTGCGTGTAACAAGTTGACTTTAAACAACTTTTTCATCAAAAAATGAATAATGGCTGTCATTATTCATTTATTATCCATTATTCATTTTACAGAAATTTACAATTCAAACTGCTATAAATGGATTTTACACGCAATACCATTGCATTGTAGCATAGTGCAATAACTAATGGTAAATGGTAAAAAAATAAAGTTGCATAAAAGCAACACTTAAAATACAACTAAACCAAACTTTCATAAGTACTAAAAGCCGCGCCATTTTTTGAAAACTCACTACCAACGGCTAATAAACCTCTAGTCACCATATCATCAATAAGCGCAATGATATCTTCTTTTGATATATCCTTGCGCTTACAGCGGTTGATTAATATCGATTCTTTCTCACCACCAGCCCGCTGACATAAGTTTAAAATACGCGCCTCAATGCCGTCTTGAACCTCTGCACCATTTTTAGATGTTTTAGCAATGGCATCTAAGATATGCCTAATTTTACGGTCAATGTCACGCTTAACATAAACCGCTGCCCACTTGATATGCTCATCTGTACGTAACCCCTCTGGGGCTGCTAGTATGGTGCTTATTTTAGATATTAACTCAAACGAGCGGCGGATTAATGGCGTAAAGCCACTGGTTTCACGGTGATGTTCTGCGTATTCCCATTCCCACATGCGTAATTCATTTAACAATTCTTGACCGCTAGCCGTGGTCTTAATCTTTCGACGTTCCCCCATATATTCGATACGGTCACCATCTTCCAACATATCAAAATTACCCGTTGTTGATAACTGTTTGAGCGTTGAGACATAATTTAATGGCAATGGCTGCAAACCAGTAGCCCCAATGCGCGGTTTTGGGTTATCTTTCTCTTCAATCGCCAATAAGGCACGGCTTAAAAATCCGTTTTTCGCCATTTCTTCGGTCATGATACAATCCAAACTAGCTGGAACTGAATAGCCTATCATGCTTAAAAATGGCCGTGGCAAACCTGATGTTAAAACCGCGTGAATAGCGTCCGCGATTGATTCCGAACGTCTTAAATATTTGCCGTTAACGTCCTCATTTGAATCTACGATTGAATCACATTGCGATTTTTCACGCCTTAATTGTGCTACCAGCTCACGCCTCACATCACCAGTTACTTGGTATTCAGAATTGGCTTTAGTGTAGATAGACATCACCTCACCAGTTACCCCCTCAAGATACGCCGCTCCGCCACGTTTTTTCGCGTTTTCAATCGTGCGTAAAACCTCACCCATTTCATCAATCAAATAATAAACGGGCTGATGCTCTATTAAATTGCGTGCAATTTCTTGTTTTGACTTGATACCACCCGCAATAGCCGCGCTAATCCCAGCTGCTTGCATGATTTTAGCGTAAGACTTTTGTACCATCTCTTTACCGCTTGCAGATTCTGCCACGCATAACACCAGCAAATTGGTTGATACTCCTGTCATATCATCTGTAGTGTGTAAGCCGATAATATTGCCCACAGCTGATATTGACGTGATAACAGATAGATGTTCGAGTGGCTCGCTATAGCTATTGCCATTAATCCACTCTGATAACTTACCGACAAACCCTGGAGGGCGTTTTGGGTCATATATTGTGGTATCAAAAGGCAACTCGCCAATGGTTTTATTAAAAACTGGTTTTTCATCAAGTGGAAAAGTGACAGGCCGCGTGTAACCGTTTTGCTCAGCTAAATAAATAAGCGTACCAAGCGTCACAGGATTAGCAGACTTGCCAAATGAATGCCATTTGACAGACATCATCGCAGGGTCATACTTACTTGATTGTTGCGCCCAATTATCCCACATTGAATAGCCATCGCCGCTGGTAGCATGATGTATTCCCATGCCTACTTGAATAAAATCATCATAGTGCAAATCATTATTTTTAATACTATTAACAATGTCTTGCACTTCGGACGGGGTTACATCGACATGCGCCCCATTGATTATGGCACGGGTATGAGTTTTTTTAACAAGTAAATCTAACAAGGCTTGAGGGCAATCGGTTAAATCTTGCGGGAAACCTTTTTGCGTTTCGTATTCGTTGCCGCTGAAATGTAGGGAGCCTGCACCTACAACGAAGCTCCCATTCTGTATGCCTGATTTAAAATCGATACCACGATATTCTTTTAAATGCGCCTGCAATGCAGCGCCTGATGGTGCATTAAAATAAATATGCAACCCACCCCCTCCAGTATTAACAACAAAACCAGACTCTTCTATAAAATCGATACCCAAATCATCACATAGTTTTTGATATGATTTTTCGCCATCGTTTCGAGGGTCAACGTCAATCACCAAGTGGTTATCAAGACATACCCCAAAACCTGTATCAATTTGATAATTGACAATAATATCTAACTGTTCGTCTGACCAGTTTGGAGAGTGCTGCCAGTTGGATACTTTTGGGTGTTTGCCAATACTCACGCAGTCAGGATTACCACACTCGCAGTTTTTAGCGTTAATAATACCCCAAAGCGGAAAAATCCTGAATCCAGCCTCATTGTAATCGTATATATTTGATTTTGTCATAGTGCTAACACTATAAACTAAAAATAAGTAAAAATAAATAGAATTATTTACATATTAATTGTTTACTTTAAGAATTTGCTATGTGATAATGCAATCACTAAGTAAACAATTTTAAGTAAAACATTTAAAAGGAAACCAACATGGCACTAATCAACACCATAAAAAAAGTAACTAGCAATGATGATGGCTTAATCACACTAAGCCTAGTTATTAAACAGGAATTTACAGGTTTAAGGTCTAGCGATACTATTGTAGTTAAATGCCAAGATGAGGCTAATCAAGCAGAATTAGTTAATCAGTTTTTGAAAGCTGGGTTTAAGGAGGTTTTGTAAAAATGATATTTAAATTTGAAACTACTGACTATCACGAATATGTGAGTAAATATACTTATGAACAGAAAGTTAAGTTAGAAAAATTTGGGTTTATATTTATAGAAGAACATCATCATGTTGAATCATTGATAAGATTTACAGTAAATACAAAACATGAAAATACAATAAAAATTAACTCATTAGATGAACTTATTAAGTTATTTTTACCGACCTATGACATATTAATTAGAGGTAAATTAGAATCACCGACAATTGTTATTGGTACTATTGATTTATAAATACCAAAAATAATTGTTTACAAACGCAATAAAACAATTTAACATGCAAGTTCGATAGAGAAAAGGAGAATTAAAAATGTCGTATTTAGACCAAATTAGCAAACCGAAGGATAGGCCAATTATCTGCACAATTCTTTCAGATGCTGGACTAGGTAAAACTTCGCTAGCTGCAACATTCCCAAAGCCGATTTTTATACGCGCAGAAGATGGCTTGCAAACGATTGACGAGGCCACGCGTCCCGATGCTTTGCCGCTTATCAGCGATGTATCAGACTTATGGGGTCAACTCAATGACTTAATTAAGTTAGACCATCCGTACCAAACTGTTGTAATTGATAGCGTTACAGCTATTGAGCGCTTATTTATTCAACACGTTTTAGAAAATGACCCTAAAAAACCATCTAGCATTAACACTGCAAACGGTGGCTACGGTGCTGGCTATGCCGCCGTGGCAGTTATGCACCAGCGCGTACGTAAAGCCGCTGGCATGTTGCTAGACCGTGGAATTCACGTTGTATTCATTGCCCACGCCGAAAGTGAAAGCATTGATTTGCCAGACCAAGACCCATATACGCGTTACAGCTTACGCCTTAACAAAAAATCAATCGCGCCATATACTGATGATGTTGATTTAGTTGGATTCATCAAACTGCAAACATTCACTAAAGGCGGCGGCGATAACCAACGCGCTAAAGCCATTTCAGATGGTACACGAGTGCTTGTAACCTACGCAACCGCTTCAAATGTTTCAAAAAACCGATATGGTATCGAAGAAGATATTATTTTTGAAAAGAACGTAAACCCATTTACGCCTTATGTTAAATCGTTACAAGCAAAACAACCAGCCAAAAACACAGCCACACCCACTATTGCCACTACTACCGAAACCACACCGAAAGAGAGTAAATAAATGAGCATTTTCAAATTATCAACAGGTCAACAAGCCGCATCATCTAGTGAAGCAGAACTAGGTGGAAACTCAGAACCAATTCCAGAAGGTACAAAACTGCGCGCCGTTATCACAGAATCAAAATGGGATAAAATCAAAGATTCAACCGAGCGTTATATTAATAACCGCTGGGATGTGGTAGATGGTGAATTTAAAAAGCGTGTAGTATTTCAAAAAGTCCGCGTGCATATCGAAGATGAAAAGAAAGCAGACAAACATAGAACCATGCTTGCTGCTATTGACCATAACTGCGGCGGCGGACTGCAAAAGTTAACAGATGAACCAACTGATATGGACTTAACCAAGTGCTTAACCAATAAGCCTATGGTTATCCGTGTTGGAGTTTGGGAGATGGGAGACGGTAAAGGCAACTGGGTGCAAGCCGTATCAAGCGGAAAAGCTGAAAGCAAAGCAAAGTCAGTAGCGCCGATTGAAACAGCCTCTACAAAACCAAGCACACCAAGCGCCGATTTTGAAGATGATATTCCGTTTTAGTTGTTAGACAAATTACATAAATAAAGGAAAATAAAATGAACATTAACGATTTAACAATTGGTCAAGCTAAAGAACTGTCTGCATTATTTGGAAATCAGCAAGCATTATCAAAAGATGGCATTCAATTTGCTATTGGTAAAAATGTGATTATCCGAACTTATTCAGCTGGGGTCTGGTGTGGCACATTATCGCAAAAATCAGGCAATGAAGTAATATTGACTAATGCGCGTAGATTGTGGAGATGGTGGGCGGCTAAAAGCATTAGTTTAAGCGGCGTTGCAAACTTTGGGATTATTGAAGGTAAGAGCCAAATTGCACCATCGGTTGAAGGAATTTGGCTAGAGGCTATTGAGATTATTCCAACAACGGATAAAGCTGAAAAATCAATCATGGGTGCTAAAGATGCCAAAACTCAATAACTTTATGTTTGTAAATAATGGCTCAGGCTCAGGCGATGGCTCAGGCTCAGGCGATGGCTCAGGCTCAGGCTATGGCTCAGGCTCAGGCGATGGCTCAGGCTCAGGCGATGGCTATGGCACAGGCTCAGGCTCAGGCGATGGCTCAGGCTATGGCTCAGGCTCAGGCTAATTAGAATATAGGCCAGCTATATAAAATGCTGGCCTATTATAAAACAAGGAAACCAAAATGACTGAAAGAGAAAAATTAATTAGAAGTACTAAATTAACACTAATTGGTATAGTACTTATGATAATTTTTAATTTAGTACTTACTTTAGGTATTTTACATATGGCGTTTTTTTATGACAACTGAAATAATCAACGAAACTTTAGTTAAAGC